TTAGGGTTCGTGTGGTGTGTTATAAAACAAAACACGTTTAGTGGTTAGGTACAAATCACTAAAATGACAGAGCTCTCTTCGTTTGCTATTATCCATAGAGTTTGGACTCCTAATTTAGAGTAAGGTTGATCATTTTAGTGATAGATAAAACTGTTGGATCTACTCTATTCCTAGTTTATTAGCTAAATGAATCTAAAATATTCTTCGAGGCTAGTCCTATTCGTTTTGCTATAGGTTTGCATTCAACACACTATTTGAATTGCTATTAGATTTGTATTTTTGTGCGATAGATGAATACTGTAAAGATGCAACTACTTTTTATCTTTTTTCTTGTGTGTGTCACTATCATAATCCGTTTGAGCAAGAGATTCATTAGACTTAAAAGGGAGGTTACCGGGGTTATCCCCGGCTCCTCCCTTACCCTTGAGCACTTCTATTGCCTGCCGAATCGCAGGCGGAATGGGTGCGCCCAGCTTGCCACCATTTTCAATAATAGACAACAGCTCATTCGCGATATAAAAAAAGGCGACCGCATCCCTGAACAAATGTCCGTCTCCCAGAACACCGTCCACCAGATGAGCCACCGATACCATTGCAAAAATGAATACCTTACGTGCAATGCCGAACATCCCCGTGTTACTCTTTAGCGTACCTGTCATAGCTGCGGCTGCAAATCCTGTCATATAATCCAATGCTACAAATACCAGCAATACACCCAGCACACCCGACCAACCACCAAAGAAGTATGAGGCTGTCGTGCTCCAAACAGCCACAAGCCATTTACCTACTGTCTCCAACTCACTTCCCCCCTTCTTCAATATGCCCGCTTGACCACTCCAGAGGGCATAATAATAGCGCACCACTTGGGTACGCTTGTTACTCAACAATCAAAAATTCAAGTCCGCTATCTGTCAAAATCTCTTTAACGTCGGGTTTCAGTGTAGTGGGTACCACCTTGTACTCAGTTTTGCCCAGGATCACACGTTGTGCGAAGAACATAGCCATCATATCTGTGTCACCTCCTTTCAGAAATAACCATGTAATGAAACGCCGAATCATCCGTAAACCTGTTCAGCCATTTCTGCAATCACATCTTCGACAAAGTCTGCTCGATCAGACAGGGCATTACTCTGAGCTTTCAGAAGCGTACTTTCTTGCTTCAGATTCTCAAATTCTTCACTTGGGACTGAAACGTAAACGATTGGTGGTTGTGGTCGTTCATCGGAAAACACCAAGAAATTTCCTTCTGTTATGTTCCGTTCTTCAATTAAGAATTTATCATCATGCTCTATGATAAGGTTGTCGCGTTCATCTGAAGAATTAAACTGAAATACGTAATTCATTCCGATTCCTCCTTTACACTGCTGTTTGTATCATTAATTCTTGACATCGAATTTTAGGATTTGCGAGTTCCGCATAGGAAATGCCATTAGCGCCAGTTTGCCATTGCCAAATTTCTATTTTTTCTCCACCGTTAACTTTAATGTCTTCGATAAAAAGGGTGTACGAGTTTGAATTAGACGATCTGATGATTCCGCAAGGAACTCCATCTACATAAATTTGTCCATATGAAGTAACTTGAACTTCATTACCTCGCCATGCCGTTAATTCGAATTCAACTCTATACGTACCTGGGAAAATCATCAAAAATGAAATGAGTTTTTTTTTGCCCGTTTGATAAGACCTGAACAATTGTGTGCCATTATAGAGGTAAAATCCACCTGGCGAGAACTCAAATTCAGATCCATCCAATCCGTAATTATCCAATGAGTAGTTATCTATCCCTGGCATTATATCACCTCTTTACCACTAATATGGTAAGTGACATTGGCGTTTGAAGCCTTTCCCCTTATAGCTTCCCCGGCGGTAAGTATCTGATCTACATTAGGAATGGTTAATGTGTCGTTAGGCTTCATCGTGTGTTCATAAGCAAACCAGATGCTATGGAATGATAAATCGAATGTCACAGGAGTATTGCCTGAGTTACAAATAGTGATTGCCTTGATTATTGTAGTCGTGTTTGCTGGTACAGTATACAATGCTGCACTAGATGTAGTTAGTCCGCCTCTACCTAGCCTTTTCGATACTACTGTCATCTATAACACCCCCCATAAGTTTTCCGAGAGTAGGTCTGATATTTCCGCGAAAACATCCTTTGACCAAGCCCCCCAAGATATCACACCTCCACCAGCATCTGAGCCAGTACGCTGCAAGTAAGTGTTTGTGAACATGTTAATCGCTTCTTGTTTTACCCATACGTTAGCGTAAGCCGTTACCCTAAAGTACCACCATGATATCCCTACAGCCGCTATAGGTGCGTTTGCAACGTTTTGTCCAACATAGTCTCCGTTAAGGACTAGATTATTCGCATTTCCATTACTTACGTTTATACATACGCCAGTGTCCTGCGTCAATTTATGTCTTTGCCATGACTTATCATCCACATATTTTTGAGCCGCTAATCTGTCTTCACTCACCGCTTCATGGAGCGTATCCAAATCCTCACGTGTCGCCACACCTGCATCAATCTTCTCAAAAATCCCATTAATACTCTCCCGGGTTACACTCTCATTCCCCAAGGGCAGTGGTAACTTTAGTCGATCGGTTTCTTTTGGCATTATGCCCATACCTCCAGTTCGTTCCACGTCAGGGACGCGGCGTCTAGTTCATCCCAGGTAATCTGTTTCTTGTCCAGATCGTTCCAGATCAGATGGTGATACTCGTACTCCACAGCCATATGCGCTGGCTTCAAATCATCAATTGCCCATTTGAGATCGTCGATATTGGGCGGAATGCCCATCGTATCCACAAAACTCACGGTAAAGCTCCATGCTTCCGGCTGAAAAGAGACATCCACCTTACCTCCGACATATGCTTCAGCCACGTTGGCAACAAGCCTGCCAGAGAACTTCCCAGCTCCTCGTAGCTTGGACTCGACGACAGCACGCCGTTGTTCCACAGGTTTGAGACGGTCTGTCTCAATGCCCAGCTCCTGCTCCCAGTAGCCTAATCCCCATGTCGCGGTACGGACAAAAAATTGATCCAACGTCTCATCCAATGCCTGATATAAGGAATCCATCTCGGTACCTTTGGAATGCATATCGGCTTGCATCACCCGCGAAGTCTCATAATACTGAGGTAAGAAGGAGAACATTTCTCTCCCCTTTTCACTCGTCAGTCCAGCATTTACAGCAGAAGGAACACTCATGTTCTGCGTCCCCCTTTCTTTTTACATCAAAGGAAAGCTTCTTAATCGGCCGTTCTAACCTCAGAGCCCCAACGAATTTATCCTCATTGACCCTTTCTACAGCACTCCTTACCTCTACACCTACACTATTCATGCACATCCACCGTTCCTAACACCGCCACCTGACTTGCTGTCATCTCGATATTCTGGTCACTCACACCATTCACGGTAAGCTCCGAATAGTCGATGATCGGCGGAATGTCGAGTAGGATGGCAGCAATACGTGTGTAGCGTACGAGCGGATCGGCAAAAGCAAGCTGCTTCAGATACGCGGTCACCCCGCGTTCGATTAACTCCCGCACATCGGCTAGTGTGGCATCACTCGCCAGTGTCAGCTTCACCTGAATGTTCATCGGCACTTCCTCTGCCGGCATGACGGTGACCACAGGCCCCGCGGGTGCAACGCCTTCACCTTGTCCATCCTGTGTTGGGTCTACGTACTTCTGCACGGCCGCCACCAGATCACTTCCGGCAGCTCGTTTATCTATATCCAGCAAATACAACCCCACACTGCCCGGCCCCTGCCAGAGCGGAATAACACGCGTCGCTCCAACGCCCGGAACTTCGCTTGCCCACTGTACATATTGAGCTTTGTTACCACTGGTTCCCTGATTGCGGACTTTGGCATAGAAACGTTCTAGCAAAGCGGTATCTGCTTCAATATCCGCACCGCCCTTGATCACATCCATGTTCGTGACCGAAGTCACGCCGCTCATCGGTGTAGACAGCACGGTTACCGTGCCTGCTGGCACATTGCTTTCTTTTCCCGCAACGAGTGCTCGTACACCGACCATGCCAGAACCATCCTCACCTAGCTCCATACGGCCAACCGTTTCATATTCTAGCGAGGCTTCGCCCGATACTTCATCCGCGAGTGTTGCAACTACGGTGCCTGCTGGCACCACCTTCCCCGGCGTACCTACGAATCTCACTACACCTTGTGCCACCACTGCAGCCCGCCGAACAATGCCATGCTCCCCAGTACGTAAATCCAGCTCCTCCGAACGGAAATTCGGATCACTGCTCGCAGCGGTACTTGCGAATCCACGCCGTAATAATTCCTGTGCCCAGAGCGCGGCTTCAGATAACATGAACGCTACCGGAGCCTCTGCATCCCACAAGAAAGAACCCTCTGAATTATCCAGATCCGCGGGCAACCGATCCAGCATGCGCTGCATAATCTGTTCCTCGGTCTGATCTTCCAAATAACGCGGCATCTCAACCATCCCGTCAGATCACCTCACTTTCCAAAATAAACATCTCTTCCTGCACACTCGCCACCCGGCAAGAAAACATACATTGCTCAAGGTTCCAGTTGAATGTGAACTGATCTACCGATTCGGTGCGCGGATCTGCCAGCAACGTCTCACTCACCATACGAGCGATCTCACTTTCCATCACCCCCCGGCGATCCCCCTGCCCGATCAGATCCTCAAGCTCGGAGCCATAGTTCCGCGAATAGATCACATGCCGGTACCGCGGTGTTTTGACCGCTTTGATGCACCACTGAACCCAGGCCTCATGAGCATCTGCCACAGCGACCTTCCCACTCGGAGTCAGCACAAAATCCCCCGTATCATAGTCGAATCGCCAGCTTCGTCCAAAGGTCACCTCTTCCGAAGCCAAACCTGACAGATCCTCCTCATCGCCCCAGACCACACCTCGATCAGGAAACAGACTAGGCATTCGCACTCACCACCTTACACAGCACTACAATGTCGTTTCCGCTATTCACGCGCATGGCAAGTACACGATCCCCAGGTTTCAAGCCTTTTCCCAGCGACCAATTGGCTTCATCTACTTCACTCTCCTGCAAAAGAAACCGTCCTACGCTCGTCGTCCCGCCATTCGCCACATCACCGATTCCTGAGATTGCGCCAACAACCTCACGCTCTGGCAGCGTCAATGTTCCGGGAAACTCAGCAACAAGATAATCCTGCACCTCATGCTTGAAATCATCCAGCTTCACACCCGATGACGTCACCGTGCCCAACACAGCACCCATTCCACTAACGGCTTGACGAGAATGATTGCTCATCGCACCACGCATCACATCGGCAAACTGTCCATATGGATCATCGTTATTCAAGGTAAACCCTCCTTCTCACCATCTCCGCCGTAGCTAGTTCCAACGTCATCGTTCCAGCTCCAGATAGATCTCGGCTCACCGACATGACGATTAGCTTCAGCCCTTTCAATAACACGGCATCCCCGGCACGAATGGTATTGATATCTGGGGCAGTTACGGTAAACGTCTCCTGAATCCCAGCCAGACGACTCTTCGCCAGTTTTTTGGCGGCAGCCGCTGTTTTCACCTGATCGTCTTCGACCAGCTTTTGCAATGTACCGAGTTCAGCTACACCGTCCTGCTCAATGGCGAGCACTTTGGAGGGAGCCTCTTTCCCGCTCCCCGACTCTGAAGCCGCCATGACTTTCACCTTTGTAACAGCGCCTTCGAGTGTCCGCATCTGAGTCAGATCGATGAGCCGATCCAGCTCGTGCACCTTCGTGTTACTGCCCACCTTATAGAGCTGCAACCCGCCAGGAGTCATTCGAGGATGATACATGTCTCCACCTGACTTCGCAGTTTCCTTCAGATCGGCAAACATCATCGAGAAAATCGTCTGCGCCCGATACACCGCCTTACCGAGCTTGGTTTTCGTATCTGGCAGCGTAGCACAGGGAATTTTCCATTCCTTAGCGTACGTTTTGAGCCGCTGCGTCGCGGTCTGATCCTTCGGTAACAGGAACTCGTCCTCTGACTTCTCCAAATAGATCATTCGGTCGTACACCGTAAGAAACAATCGCTTCGTGCCACTATTGGAGCTTTCGACCTCCCAGATGACAGCAGGATGCACTAAAGAAACCTTCGACTTTTCGCCAAAAGGAACCCCACTGATCCGCACCGGCATCCCCGGAGATATCGAAGGCAGACCCGAAGATGCAGACACCGCCAGCCGGATGTTGGCCTGATAGGCAATCTGTTCGAGCGAATCCTTCAGCGTAATCGTCTCCACCAGTTTGGTCACGTCATATTGATCATCAATAATGACTTGATATGTCACGGCATCACCAGCTTCTGTCCCGGCTTGATCCGGTTCGGATCACTGCCGATGGTCTTGGTATTGAGCTTGTAGATCTCGTTCCATTTGGAACTGCTCCCAAGCTCCAGCTTAGCTATTTTGGACAGCGAATCCCCAGATTTAACGATGTACGTCTTGTTTGTTTTTTTCAGATCTGTGCGAGTATTCGTCTTGCCTGCCTGGCCTGCTGTCTTCGCACTCATCTTCTCTACTTTCGAGTCCCGCCAAGTACGCATGGTGAGATCAAAATAAATATCCCCACTCTCCCCACCCCGGAAGGTCGTATTGTGAGACACGAGATAGACAGGCACATTCACACCTGTGTTCGTAATAATGAAGCGCAGCGGCTTCTTCGATACCAGAAACGTGTTTAATATGTTCATCGCTACACGTGGATCAGGGATATCTGCATACGTGCAGTAGGATGCATCGTATTCTTTTGGGAAAAAAGAAGAGAAGGTGATCTCCTTCACCCTCTCTCCCTGTGCAAAATCAAACTCGCCATGCTCCAGCATCTGAATCGTCTCATACCCTTTGGTACGGGAAATATTCAGTTCTTCCGGATTTACAGGGAATTGAAATGATGTCGTTCCGTCTTTTAACGTAAACTCCATCTCCAGCCCTTTCACTCGGTCTTCAATTACACTCATACCTGACCTCCTTTCATCCTAGGCCATGATCGTTTTGCGGTTCTCCATCGCGCGTCGTACCTCACTTACCACACGCTGTCCGACTTGTCGGGCAAGTCCATCGTAGTCAATAGCATTCTCGCGAACGGTAACTTGCACTGCACCTACAGGAACATTTACAGCAATCTGGTTTGTGGTCTCCGTCTTGAAATCCTTGAGGTAACTCGACAAACTACTCATCTGATCTTCCGAGATCTGTACGGTCATTGGGGATGATTTGCCATTAGTTCCCGCTGTGGACTGTGATCCATTGCCCGCATTCATTGCCTGCAGTTGCATCATGCTCGAACCTTGAAATGCCGCCGAAGTGGGTTGAACTCCCATCGATGTCATATACGCCAACGGGCCTGTGGTCAAGAGCCCGGAAGGAATATAAGGCGGAGCTATTGCAGGTTGCACTGAAGGGGCTGGAGGCACAGGTGCAGGCGGAACCTTCTCTTCTTCCTTCGAGCCAAACCCGAAGAAATTGGAGATGCCGCTCGTGATATTTTTCGTTTTCTCAGCGACATAATCTACCGCACCAGATACAGCATTGCCCACGCTCTCGGTTGCGCTCGACATGAAATTGCCAATATCCTTCGCTTTACCGCCAATCCATTCGCCCGCAGCACTTCCTGCCCAGCCGCCAATTGCACCGCCCACATACGTGCCAATCCCAGGTAAAATCACACTTCCAATGGCACTGCCAATTGCGGTGCCCGCTGTCCCGCCAATCATGGAGCCTACGGCTCGGCCACGCTCTCCAGCTGGAGCGGAAGCCACATTCGCCACATCTGCCAGCATGCTGATCGGTCCGAGCAGTTTGCCTGCTCCTTTCGCTAAACCACCGCTTAATTTACTAAACATGCCGTTACCCGATAACAGATTGGGCATGCCCATAGGTGAACCTGACAGGATGCCTGAGCTAAAACCGGATTTTCCTCCACCTCGCATCATTTTATAAAGCTTGTTAGTAGACAGAGCTTCGCGAATCCCTTTCGGTGATACGTCTTTATGAATTTTAGGACTAGTTGGAGCGGGTGCTGGAGTAGAGTTTTGGTAGCTTCTACCGCGACGTCCTCCTGACACTTTTCGGGAAGGTACACTTGTCGGATTGGCGTTTCCAGTTCTAGAAGTAGTACGGGTTTGACTTTTACCTTTGGGGCTCTTATCTTTTTTAAACTTTTTATCCCAAGCTCCCTTACCTTTTCCGAATAAATCGGTCAAATTATTAGCAGCATCCAAGATACTGGTTGTTAATTCCCATCCTTTCTCAAACCCATTTTTTTCTTCTTCTTTAGCCAAATTATTGACTGTAGTATTATGACTTCCAATAGTAACTGACATTGAAGATCCGCTCGCCGGATTCATCTTACCCATCGCCACTTCAACCTTCTGGCGCACCTCGACAGACACCGTTCCCGATGCCTTAACCATCTGTCCCTGAACTCGGTTCAGCTTCGCCAATACCCGATCCAAAGCAGGACTTAGCTGATCGTTTAGCCCAATCGTTGGAGTGATGCGCAATCTACTTAATCGAATTGCGGTACTGTACACATGCTCCAGCCTGCGCCCGGTCGTTCGCAGCTCGTTATTTGTCTTGATTAGACTCTGATATCGCACTCTGCCAAGCCGTTCGGTTGAACGCTGAATCTGATCCAGATAACGAAGGGTTGTCCGCATCTCTGCATTGGACTTACTTAGACCTACAATCATTTCAGCCATCTCTTTCACCTCCTGTCATTCAATATGGATTCCTCTACCTTACCGATTGTTTTGCTTCGTAATTGCATCCATTTCCTCTTCCGAGAAAGCAAGCAACAACGAGCGTTCGCCTCGGGGTAGAGACCAGAACTCTCCGGGTCTTAGATGATGACGCACCCACATGTGATAGAGGAACGTTGTCATCCCGCCGGAGTGAATTAGTTTTTTAGGTCTTCAATCTCCACGCCGAACCCGGATAGCTCCAGCACTTTGTCACCCACCGCATCCAGCTCACCAGCAAGCAGCATCCGGCGAACCGCTTGTTCCCCACCAGACAACTTCATGCGCCCAGTAATACGGCTGTCGCCCCAGCCAGATAATTCCAGGCTGCGTACTTGCAACTTCACGGTCGCTTCGGAGATAAGCAGCGCATTGAACGTTTCAGTGTCCACCTTTTCTTCGGTGCGACCCTTGACCGTTTTGCGAACTGTACAGCGTTCACGTATTTGATCGACTTTGGAGGATGTCAATCCACGCAACGTAAGCAGCAGATCCAACCGCTGAATGCGCACATTTTCCTCTGGCAATCGCTCTGCCGCTTCGAATAGCTGGTCCAAAATTTGCTCTTCTGACAGCTTTTCATTCATACTCATCGAGGCATGTCTCCTTTTATCTTCCTAAAATGTACTAGCATCACAAAAAATCTGCACAAACATAAGAAGCAGACCGGGTCCCCCTCAGCCTGCTTGCTTCTTTTCTCTGCCTTACCCTTGCTTTTACTTTGCTGTATTTTTGCCTTATCCTTGCTGATGCCTTGCTTTACCTATTCCTTTATCGTCCTTCGTCTTGCTAACCTACGAATCTTAGTTCGCTACAATTGGATTGAGCAACTCAAATCCCTCAAAGGTAAAACCCGTTTCCTCCGGCACTTCTTCGCCGGCTGTCCAGTTGGCAAGTTGGATTTTGTCCACCATGCAGCCTTTCAGCAGTACGCTCTCATGTCCATAGGACTCTGGATCATCCAGCTTGGAGATAATCTGGAACTTTGTGAATCCACGTGTAATCATATCCGAGGTAACTTTGTACCCTGTCATCGTACCTGTTCCTTTTTTTGCTCCATTCTTGTGCACCTTCCAGTCGTTCCCGACCAGATTCAACTCACGCTTCTCAATCTCTACACTCGCTTCCAGCTTGTTAATATTGGTCTGCCACGTACCATCAATATGCAGCTGACCGTGGGTACCGAGAATAACTCGTGATGCATCTAACATGAATATTCCTCCTTGGGATCATTGAACGTATCGATTCGCGTGAACCATATCCGTTCACATATTTTTATTTATGGATATAATTGAACTTTGCCTCATTCGCTTACTTCCACATCCGGCTAAACTCATTTATCTTGAAACAGCACACTCTATACACAAACTAGAAATTGCCTTCCTAACAAATCTTATTGCACATAAAAAGTGCCGAATAATTGCTCCATTACATCCGTCAGCTTCACATTCCACTGCAAGTACACCTGATCTGCTTCCGGCTTCAGAATTGGAGCCGTTCCATAATATGCAGGATCGAGAAGCACATCGTATCCTGATGCCTCAATCACGTTGCTCTGCGCGAGCAAGGCTAGATAGGCTTTCATCGCCCCAATCAATGCCTGGCGACCTTCCTCCGTATTATTCACTTTACCGATGTACGTGTCCTCCGCAGAACGCTGCAGGTCTACGTTAATGGCATCCATCACACGAATGGAACGGATTTTTTTCCATGCATTATTCTGTCCAGCCACGGGTGCAACTAGCGTATTCACACCACGTAGTGCTTTAACCTGACGACCATCGTGGAAGAAAATAAACACACCATTCTGCACAGCCTGCTCCTGTTCAGCCCGTGTCCAGCGACGTGTTACATCATCGAACGGAGTTGATGCATACGTGGTCGATTCGTTCAAACGCTGACCTGCGATCAGACCTGCAACATACGCAGATGTCTCAGCCGAGCTATAGAAGGTGTCTCCCAAACGCACCCCCGTACCCACGTTAACGACACCCTCATGGTTCAACTGCGCTGAACGAGCCGATGCCTTCTGAGCGGCATTCGCCGATGTATCATCTGCTGCGGAACCGCCAAATACAGCAATAACCGGTTTACCCTCATTACGTACACGCTTGATCCATGCGCCAAAGCTTGCAAGCAGAGGGGCATCCGCGGCTTGATCCAGAGCCAATACATCGAATTGTTCACCCTCGAGCGCCTCTTGTACGGCAATGTAATCCGCATTGGTCAGACTGTCGTTACCGCTCAAACCGCCTTTGAATGATGCACCTGCAACGGTGGCAACCTCGCCCGTACCATCTCCAATCGCTACTGCTGTTACCCATACGTTGTTCTCATCCGCATTGATCTGTTCTGCCAGAGCTGCACCTGTGATATCTGCTGTCACCAACGCGTACAACATGCGATTGCCTTCGAAAAGGCGCACTTCATGCTTCGTATTATCGATGATGCCAGGTTGAATCGTGACGTAGAAATCGTTACTCCGATCCCCTACATACTTGGCATCCAATCGCAGCACATCTTCGTCGTTCCGATCCTTGAGCGTAAGACTTCCCGCCTTCGCCGTTTCCCCCACGACCCGATAGGCTAACAGCTTCTTCGGTCCACCGAGTAGCGCAAGCTTCAGGGAAGTATATGCTGTCCCATTGTCCCGTGCACCCGCTGAGAAAATCCGTTCAATCGCTGATTCGCTGCCCACTTCTACAAAAGTCCCCGCCGGCCCCCAGTTTGCCTTCACTGGTACTACAACAGTTCCACGATTTCCTGCCTGAATGGACGATGCTGCTGCCGCCTGAAAATTCATATATAAGCCCGGAAGTACCGGACGATTCGTCTGCTCCCATGTTCCGCCTGCCATTAGCCCTTCACCTTCGCTTTCATAAATTGGTTGATTCGTTCTTGTGCTTCCGCAATGGAAAACGTCTGCGCCGTTGCTTCGCTCAGCGCCCCATACAGCACCTCAGCCTTAACGGCAAAGAGGGCTTCTGTATGATTGATTAGCTCGGCTTGCGTGTACTTCGCATCGCCTTGTTGGTTATGTTCAATTGAGCTTGTCAACGCTATCTCACCTCATTTGGTTATAAGTTCAACACGCATTATTAATAAATTTATTGTGACTCATGCTTATTCTATTCCTCTGCTATGATGCACCTGACGAATGAAAGGTACGTCTGTTCCTGGGCGACGAATCCGCTCCTGTAAGGTCAGACGGATCTGTCCATTCAGGTAGGCGTCCGCCTGTAAATCGGCAGAGACGTCATCAACCGTGACATATCTCCTGCTCTCGTTAGTCTCTTCGCCCCCCGCATCAGTAATTGCGATTCGTGCTTGTACCCCTAGCTGTTCCACAAGCCGAATTACAGTGTTACGTGTCGCCACTGGACTTCTAGTCATGACATGTCCCACGAGCTTCTTGTGAATCTCCAGTGTAGAGGCACCTGCCTCAGCGATATCGCAACTCGCAAGTCGCCACAAAACAGAAGGAGACTCGTACCCCCCAGGCCACGCATCACGATAGACAGACCAACTTGAATCAAGCTCAGTTTGTGTCCAGTTCTGGAGTGCAAGCATCGAATAGTCCTGCGTTTCGATGGCAAGATCATGTTCAATGACCTCAGGTATATAGACTCCAAATCGAAGACTACGTGTAATGAAGCCTGCACCTGAGTCTATTCGATCACAATCGGAAGATCCGAGGTAGATACAGGTAAAGGCATTGCCCTCCGTATCCTGTAATCGAACCTGGTGTAATCCCTCCACCAACTTACTGGACCAGATCTCCACCTGCTCCGCTCCACCCTCTGTGAGTCTCGCATACGGAGCAATGCGGATGATTCGACGGTATCCTGTCCAGCTAAACTTAGGTACTTCTTCGGCAAAAGCAATGACCGCACAAGGCTCATTTATCGGCTCGCCCGGTGCAAGTGCATCACGCACCTGACCCTGCCATGCTGGGATAAGCTCAGCAAGCTTCTGCTTCAATGTCTGTTTCATGAGCGTGCTCATTCTGCTCATACTGGCAGTAGAATCAGCGTTATTTCTTATAGACACATTCATTTCGCCCCCTTCGGCTGCAAATGTATGATCTGCCCCCATTGTGCAGCGACAATGCAGCAGTCATGAAACTCCCCCTTTAACATTCCGTCTGCAGTACAATCTATGATCGAACCAAACTAGACAACATCACCGCATAAGAAAGACCGGCTCAATGGCCGGTCTGCTGTACATTAGCGTATGTGCTTTCGGTGTGTCCCTGTGCGATTGATCCGATAATACAATCTTACACCTGTTGATTGCTAACGCGGATGGTGATTGGCATGACTTCGGTGCGATTAAGAGTGTATCTTGGGTGGAAAAAAGACGACGTTAAACTTGTATCCCTTTTAGACGGACACCAATGTAACTTGGGGATTCAGCGTAATTTCAAACGCACGTCCCCAGATAAAGTCCGGATTGGTATACTCGAGCTCTGCATTTTCATACGCAGCATAGGAGCTTTCCCCATCTTCCAACTGAACCACCGCATCGTTACCTTGGGCAAAGGCAGGTTTAGTGGCTAGTGTCGTTGTGTATGTCTGCATTAAATCTCGCAGCAACGATTGTAGATGTTCGTAGTCCTCACTGGAATTGAACAAAAGCATATTCTGATCCGCAAGCGTAGCCACGTTGGTATAGAGGGCATGGGCACGGGAATATGTGCGAATATCTGCAATCGCAACCGCCTTGTAGTAATAATCCTTCAGGAAACGTTTAAACAATAGTGATCCATGAGCATTCATCGCTTCCTCTAGTGCAGAAGCATTCGTTTCTTTCGCAATAAAGGCATAGCGAGATTGTCCCATACCAACCGCAATCCCGATCTTATTGCCTGGTGTATTCCAAGCACTATACCCTAGTACGCGACCAGTGTGTGAGCTATTCAATAGCGCTTCAGCAACATCTACATTCGCCGGGCCTTTACCTACAAAATCAATCACAACCGTGGGCATACCTTGTTCACTATTGGCGTTAATTCGCTCAACAGCAGCCTCTACCTCTTCCAATGCCGTAATCGCCACAATTTCTAAGTTAGGCTCTGGTTTGTTCTTATGAGAATGGCTGGTCATCCGATCGAGTTCTGAGGTAACATCAAACGTTGCAGCTTGAAGCGCAGCACCATCCTGCCTAACGTTCTCGCCTGTGACAAGTTCAGTATCCGTCTCTTCCTCTAGAACCGGATATGCAGAATCAGCAACAAGCACGCCACCCACGATATCAATATGTCGGGCTACATTCTCATGCACATTCATATATTCGTAGGTGTTCACGATGGTATTACCATGCGGGCCAAAGTAGGTAACTGCATAACGTGTTTTTGCGCCATCACGAAGCAATTGATTCGCCATACGAGCTAACAACGAATGTCCCAAACCATCGGCATCCGGAAGAATGATCGCACGGTCTGGATTCTGCCCAGCTACTCCGCCAAGCCATTCGTTAATTTGATTCTCCACATAACGGATCTCGTTAATCTGTACGCCTTGTGTATTGGCATCATCCACGCCAACCGCGAGAAAGTCAATATATCCCTTACGTGCCAGTTGATCCAGGATGTATAGATTCGTTTTGAATTTATGCTGTCTGGTATTGTAATATTGTTCTTTGTCAAAATAGGTCGTCTCACCATACTCTGTAGAATCAGGAGACAAGTTATACCCCTGGATAATATCTTCAAAAGCAGTAAACGTCTGACGAGGCTGCTGCATTAATGCTCGCGATTCATTATAAGCATCAAGCGCAAGTCCATCTGCAAATGAAGTGGTCGCAAGTCGCATGATTGTATCCATTACGTAAACGGGTTTACATGGGTATTTCTCTTTGATAACACGAATTACATCCAACAACCGCGTTATCTCCTGATCATAGTTCGGATAGTCACCGCCCCCGTTCTCACGAAGCTCGCGGCTACCAATCAGACCACCATAAGCCAGCATATCGCTTGAAATAATGAAGCCTTCAACTTCAGCAGCATGCTCTAGAATAAAATCGTGAATATTGGACGGCTTGCCATACTGAGGTGTAGATGTACCAAGTAATGTAGTGCCATCTACCGTTTTCTCCGAATCCAAACGGTTTCGGATGTCCTTCCGGTTCGGTGTAACGATATGGAGACCGGCTGCTTTACCTTGTACAATGACGTCATCCAGGTTGGCTGGACGATCATCAAGTGGGACATACAATACTTTTTTCAT